TTAGATATTCGGAAGTAATTAAAAAATATAGTTTATTAGGTAAATATACCCTATTTCCTGACATTAGTAATACTAAAACAGATATTACATGTGAAGGCGAGCCGAATGAAGAATATATGATAAACAAAAAAGAGGGCGATCTTATAAAAAGATATTCCCAACAAATGGCGGTAAACTTAGAAGTTCGTGGACATACAAAAAGATATGCTGGAATGTTAATAGATATAATGTGGAAAAGTGCTATAGCACAAAAACAACTACATGGTATGTATCAAGGATTATATTTAGTTCGTTCAATAACCCACTTATTTTCAAATGGTGATCAGAGCGGAACAACAGCTAATTATAGACAAATAATAATTGGTCTAAAAACTGGTTATACTTCATTAGAACAAAAACTTTCTATACAAAAAGCTGAAAAATTTATTGAGGCAAGCAGTAAAACCGCAAAATAGGTTATAGTTATGAGTGAAATGAAAGAAAAATATTCAGATTTGTCACTACCACCATCAACTTTAAATGGTATTTATCGTGGTGTTGTTGAAAACAATATTGACCCCGAAAAAAGAGGTAGATGTAAAATTCGTGTTTATGGTGTTCATACAGAAAATAAAAAACAAACACTATCTGATGGCATCCCAACAGATCATTTGCCTTGGGCAGAACCATGTACACCTATTTCTGGTGGGTCTTCAAAAGCTGGTATGTATGGAACACCCCGTCAGGGAGCACATGTATTCTTATTTTTTGAAAATGGTCATATATTACAACCAAGATTTTTTGCAACAGCGCCGGGAAACGAAACACCATTCACACACCCAGATTATGGATTTAGTGATCCGGACAATATAAATCCTAAAAAAAATGAAGTGGGTGATTGGCATACAGGTGTTGGTGAGGAAGACGGTACTGGTTCGGAAGCACAAAATTGTGTTACAATATCAGACGCATCTGGAAATAAATTAATTCTTGATGCGACAACCGATAAAGAAAAGATTATTTTAACTCATGGAAAATCTGGTGCTGGAATACAAATTGATGAAAATGGGTTTAAGATAATATCTGGTGAACATTCTCAAAATGAATATACCGGTGAAAAAAACACTAACATAGACGGAGACCATAATCTTATTATTGCCAAAAACTATTTGATTCATTCTGGGACATACTCTGAAGATATAATAGGAGAAAAAACATCACTATCTGGTACATCGGATGAAATAACATTGGGAATAATGAATAAAAAATCTAAAGGGTATTCACAAGACGTTGAAGGAAATTCAAAAATATCCATTGGTGGTGAATCCTCTTTAACGTCAGGTAAGGAAAATCTTATCAAATCTAAAGAAGATAATGTGAAACTTGAGGCTACGTTGATGAATATAAAAATGTTAGCGGAACTTGGTGTAATAGAAAGTAGTTCAATGAGAATAGACATGTCAGCAACTACAACAGCCAAGTTTAAAGGATTGATCATAACCACACTTGGGGATGGTGCAATCACAGAAGTAAAAGGTCAAATTATAAAAATAGGATAGGGTGAAATAATGTTCGCATTGATTAGTGTTGCACCACAAACGGCATCAAAAATAATGAGTAAGGTTTCTGAATTAGAGAGCAGCATTAGTGATATGAATAGTAGTCTGTCTGGTGTAACATCTGGACTTACAACCCTTTCAAATGGTGTAACACTTCCGGGTGGTTATGTTACTGTTCCACAGTTTGAAATGCCGACTGCTTTTGTATATACAGAACCAGAAATTGAACTGGGGGATTGGCAAAGTATGGATGCGTGTCATTTTAAAATACCCGGTCTTACTTCTATTATTGACTTAATGTTAAAAGCCGTATCATCTGTCGTTGAAGGAATAATAGATCAGTTTAAACAAATAGTTGATAAAATTTTAAAAACATTTCAACAAATCCTTCCATTACTTAATGATATTAAAAACTGGATTGGAGATGTTATAACAACAGCAAAAACTGCTGTAAGTAATATGTATCAAAAGTATTTTGGTAAAAAGAAACAAGCAGAAGAAGTTGTTGACGATCCTAATGCAAGTGATGACGATAAAAAACAGGCACAAAAAGACCTTTATTTTTATGAAAATATTTTGAAGTGGTTAAAACCAATTTGGACAGATATATTGAAACCGGCCTTACTTACACTTAAAGAGGCTGGTGCAAAATTAGTTGAAACAATTTGTGATATTCGTGATTTTTGGACTACCGAGGCGCCAAAACTATTAGAAGCAGCCAAATCAACATGGAAAGATTTTGAATGTATGTCAAAAGCGGCATCGGAGGCGTTAGCATAATGTATCCTGTAACGAGATTAAATGATCTGGGATTTGGTGTGTGTATTGCACACCCACCTGTTGTCCATTCTACGGTTGGAAGGGTTATAACATCACAATCCACAGTATTGATAAATAACAAACCTTGTGCACGAATGCTTGATAAAGTAATGACTGATTGTGGTGGTGTTGGCATTATAATAGACGGCGCGCCAACGGTTTTTGTTGGCGGATTGATGATGAGTAGATCGTTTATGACACATTTTGTTGGAACATTTACTGGTATTATTATTACCGGGTCTGATAATGTATATTGTATGGTTTAGGAGAAAAATATGGCAATGACAACATTGACACAACTTGTTGGTAAGGACTATCCTGTTCAATTATATTCTGCTTTGGGTAGTTATGATACTGTTTCTACCGAACTAACAAACGCTTCATCTGAAAAAACTGCTATAATGGGTGTTATATCATCATGTAATACAAATACTAGAAATGATATACAAACAGCATCAACCGCATTAAGTGGATATCAAACACTATATGATGATTTTGGTGTATATGATTCAAATTGGGGTATGTATTATGATTCAACCAAACCCAATGATGATGTTGTTACTAACGGAAGGTCTCTAAATCATTGGATTATTGATGTTGTTACACCTGTTGATGTTTCTGGTCTTAAAACATCTGGCCCATCTGCTTTTGAATGTGATGGAATTAAAACAGACTATTTTCCATCTGGTTCTACAATGTTTTGGTTAGATGAAGATGAAAATGACTGGGCAAGGGTTGTTATTGTAGAAAGTAAAGTACTTAGTGGTGCAACATCTGGTTCGGAAGATGATACAACTTATGTAAGTATATCAGCAGAAGCCGGTGGTTATAGTGTACCCGCGGGAATAACACATATTTGTGATATAACTACATCCTATTATTATAATAGTTCTTATATTACTACAAACTATCCTAACATTGCATCTTGGAGTAGTAAATTTATATTTGCGATTAATCATTTAACCTTACCTTATGGTTCTTATGGAACATATGGTATAAATGCAAAAATTGGATCATTATCACAAGCACAATCAATTACATATTATAATGAAACCAAACTCAAGGGGGTTGATGGGGCATATAGAGAATTCACAACTTGGAATGACCACATAATACTTGATAATACAGACCATACAAAACCTGATGTTGCTTTTTATGATGATGGTTCAGATGAAACACATGAAACATCTGTTTCGTTCAGTTGTTCTGGTGATTTAACGTCTGTCTTTACATCTGGAACCGACCTTCTTATTGATTGTGGAAGTGTTTCAAGAGAAAAACCGGGAATTGTTGATACATCCACATACACCGATGCTTGGTATTCAAACTATACAGAAGTTGTGATGGTTATTGATCCACTTGGTTATATATATTCCCCTTCTTTATCAGCACTTCCATTATCGGCAATAGATTTTCTGTTTGAAGATGGTTTTGAAACTCTTTCTATTTCTGGTGGATCATCAATACCGTCTGCCTTATATATTGATCCTGTAACTTTTGCAGTTCCGGGAAATCAAACAAGTACATTTGTAAATGGTATAAATATAGTAGGTGAATATAATACGGGAAATCTAAGGTACTTTAAAGTACACTCGTCTAGTGTAAAGACAAATCCATTAGCCGATAGAACCCTTATAAGATTAAAAGAAAGTTTACCAATTACAACAGGCATTTGGAGAGTAAGTAAATATGAGTAATGGAGGCATAAATGGCCCAATATGAAGTATATTCTGATATACATTCAGAATATAATAAAGACACCAATACTAAAGATTTACAAAAAGTAACCAATTTGGATGCTATTAAAAATTCTTTGCGTAATATATTAAGAACAAGAAAATTAGAAAGAAGAATGATACCAACCTTTGGGGCAAGCCTTGAACAAGTTTTATTTGAACCAATAGACGAAACAACCGCAAAAATGATTGGTTCAATATTGTATGATGAACTATTAATGTGGGAACCCAGAATAAAATTAATCAATATTGAAGTAATAGCAAGACCAGATGATCTTCAATATAAGATAAATATAGAATATGAGATCAAATCAGTATTATCAAAACAAAGTAGTGATAAAATAAGTTTCATACTTGGAGGAATTTAACTTGTCAACCAATACATTAACACCAAATTATGTTGATATGGACTTCAACACAATAAAAACAAATTTACAATCTCTTCTTGCCACAAACCCTGTTTTCAAAGATTATGATTATGAAGGGTCTAACATAACTGTAATTATTGAATTAATTGCATATTTGGGTATGTTAAACACATATTATATGAATATGATTGCAAAAAATCAATATATCCCTACATCTAATATGTACGAAACAACACATATGTTATCTCAACTTGGTGGTTATAATCCAAAAGGAACAACCTCTGCACAAACAACAATCACATTAACCCTTTCATCTGCTGCTGTAAGTGCCGATATTGGCCCCTATGGTGTTGATGAACAATTTATAATTGATGAATGGTCTAAAATTTCATGTATTGGTTCTATTGTTGATCCAACTACCGGTGAATCAATTGAATTTATTTCTATGAATCCCCCAATGTCTTTTTTAATTGATGATGTTGTAAATGCATCTGGTGGTACGTATACCGTATCTCTTTCTGCCAGAGAAGGGAAGGTTCGTAGATATGATTATACAGGAAGTGATGTTGTTGAAAATAAAATATATCTACCTTTTGAAACATTTGATTATGATGATGATTTAGATGATGATGTTATACCTGTTCAATTATATGTGAACGAAATAAAATGGACTAGAATAAATGACTGGTTTGAATACACAGATACCAATGATAATGTATATATGTTGAAATATGATAAGTATCAGAGATATTATATTGAATTTTCCGATACAAGAAATAAACCTATTAATATTGATGAAATATCTATATATCTTTTATTATCTGCTGGTGAAAACGGAAATATAGCTTCTGGATTATTAACCGTACCAACGGATGATTTTATTATCCGTTCTTCTAATAGTTCTTCATTGAGTACGGACACATATGTACTAACAAACTTAACAGCGGCGGTTGGTGGAGCACCACCAGAAACGGTTGGGGAAGTTAAAGAAAGCACTCTTGGTGTTATTCATTCTCAATACAGAAATGTAACACAAAATGACTATATATCTCACTTGGAAACCCGTTCCGATATTATTGTAGCGAACGTTTGGGGTGAACAAGAACAAAATCCGAATGGTTCTGTTCAAGATTATAACAAAGTCTACATATCCCTTGTTCCTTCTATTTGGAATTCATCTACTGTTGTTGCATCTGCCGGATTATCGGCAACTTCAACCGAAATGTCAACGTTACCAATTTCTGCGATTTCATATACTCCTTCATGGGTTGAAGACATTTCAGAATATTTAAAACCAAGAAAAATTTTAACATGTTATGAACATTACATGGTTCCAGAATTATTATATTTTACATTCACAATTGGATTAAAAATAAAAACAAATTATTCATATGTAACTGTTAAAAATGATGTTCAAAGTAAATTAGAATATTATTTTGAGGAATATAACAGATCGTTCAACGAAACAATCTCTTTTATTGATATTACTGAATATCTATTAGATAGTTCAATAACGTCTCCCGATAACACATTTGCAAATATACGTGGATTAAGAGCATTAATAATGAGAGATGTTGATATTGTTGTTTATTCACCAACAACTCCTTATTATCAGTCATATGCAACCTATTTACAAAATACTGCTGATATACCACCGGCATCAGCTGGTATGTATTACGAATCCACAGAAGTTGATTCGTTAGGAAACCATCTTTATCCTTATTATGTAGAAGGGGCATTTACTACTGATAATAAATTGAGAACCCTTCAGTTAGGACAT